GGTTAGAGGCCACTAGCCAACTGTTCTTCTTGCCCCCGGAACTGCGCCCGTCTAGCTCTGCTTCAAGCTGGCCCGGAGCCCATGAGCAATAGCCAAACATCATACGAAAGTGTTGGGGGTAGTCACCCTGGGCCATGGCTTCAAACATCTTGATGTTACTGGTCATTGACCATTCATCGTTGATCTGTTCTGTATGGTCGCCCAACTCCCATTCTGAGTCGTGTAGCATCCACACAGTACCCGGGCTCATGGGCCCACCCCAGTATAAGGGAAAGTTTAGGGCAACATCCACCCCCACTTCATCTAGGATATCCTGTAGGGTATAGTCAGTGGCCTTGTTTAGACATAGGGCAAATCGGCCCCTGCTCATTGAGTGTGTGAGCATGATCACAGCATCCTGAAAACGCTGGTCAATCATGCCCGGAGGCGCTATTAACAAATCTCCTGCTCGGGCACGTACTGTCATGTTTAACTCCAGTCTGGTAATGGGCCGCCGTATTTTTTGCCCTTGATTTTCTTGCCACGTACCTTAACACGTTCGTGTCCTACCTTGTGGCTCTTGCCGCCTTCGTGAGCACGATAGCCTTGACTCTTGCATGAGCTCAATTGGCTAGCACCCAGGGCTGAGTCTGGCTTACCGCTAGTGCAAAGGCTGCGACTTGCGGGTTCTTCATCTACTACACGATCTACTACTTCAAATATTTTCATAATGTCTATTAGGCCTTAAGGACGTGATAGACCCAGGCCAACTGTGCCTGTTCTAGTTCCACTGTGGGCTGCGGCATAGCTTGTGCTTGTGCAACTTCTTGTGGGGTGGTTTTGGCGCCGGCCAAGGTGTTTAGGAGAAAGACTGCAACGGCCTTGCTGTTAGTTGAGCCATGCGTAACGCTGGCATGTAGGCAACCACGTGCTGTCATATTGTTTTGTCCAGGGTAAGCTGGGCCTGTATATAAGGGTTCTGTCATTGTTATGCCACCATACTTATGGCCATTACGGCCGAGACCAACATGTTCTTTAGATCAATGTCGTCTGCTTGTTTATTTAACAGATCAGCACTTACTAGATCTCGTACAAGCTCTTGATATTCCGATTGACTAAGACCCCCACCCTGATACTGTTCTGTTATAGCTATGGCCATTTGAGCACGACTTTCTGCCCATGGACGGCCACAACGGGCTAATTGTTGTAATTCTGCTAGCATATTAATATCTCCCTAGTACGGCTGTAGCGGCACGTTCGCTTGTTTGTTCTAGCACCCGCTTCTTTAATTCACAGTAGGCCACACTTCCTTCACCACGCTTGACCCACCCTGCAACTATGTCCTGCATGGGTTCTACCAGGCGTATGACATCCCGTTGTAGAAAGCCCTTGGCCCGACTGTACTCTTGAAACCACACAAGATCCTGCTCAATTGGCTTGACCTGCGGTGTCTGCGGTTGAGAGCAATCTATAGCCAGTATTCGTGTTCGAACATCTATAATACGACTGCTTTGATTATCGTCCCAAAATGAGGGAATCCACCCTTGTATAGTAGTGCAACCCGCGAGTAGTACTGCTAGCGTAACGATTAGTTTCTTCATACACATATTTAACTCAAACAGGAACCTTTCACGGGAACATGATCCTAGACCTGCGCGAAGCGCCTGCGCAAGATTTTTTACACATAGTCTAGTTTAGGTGAGCGAGTCAATAAGGGGAATGCTATACATAATATAGTTTCATAACGAGGCTCAACCCAATAATGATATTCCCCTCCAGCTCTTACCGATATGTAACCACGATGTCGCTGAACCAAAGCCCATACTGATTCTGCATCATAAGGTACATTATAAGTCTGACGGTAGCATAACAATGTTCGATCTTGTGTGACCATATACTCTATATAGCATAACTATGTGTATGCAAAAGACTGTTTACTATCTAGTACATGAGCCTAGTGATAAGCGCATACGTTACTATAACACACTAGGCGGAGCACGTATAGCCGCACGTAACCGTAATAGACACCTGGGTTTCCATACACGTATTGATAAGCTACACATAGATAACCTAGAATACGAACTATACTGCGTCGATGACTGCGTAGTAAAAGGTTCATACGCAATACAAGAAGACTATATTGAAATGGAAAACCTATATGAATAACAGAGTGTATGCATTGTGTGCAAGCACGTTACTAGCCCTAGTTTGGATCATGGGATACTTAACAGGCTCACACCTACTATAAACCACTGGGTACGCATAGGCCCCGCTGCAGGGTCATGCATTACGACACACTATATAGTAACGTATATACACTATACACATATAGTATAGAGAGAGAAAGTGGGCGGTTGTGGGCTATGATGGAAATGAGTAGAAAAAGGTGAAAATATGGTTGGCACCATTTGAACTATGCCTCTCCCTCCACCATTCAAGAAAGTGTGAAAAAGTGCAAAATTGTGTGAAATTACCATCCAAACGATTCAAACGGCCTAATTTACAGGGTCTAGTTCGCCATGTTTTCCACTATATTTCACTCTGATTCACCGTATCGGCAGCATCTTTACTGGCTCAAACGGTCTTCCACAGTAGGCCCCGCTGCGCATATACGATGATCTATACTATATAGTAGTTCTCTATATAGTGTGCATACGATGTTATCACTATACTCATAACTATACTCTACATATATACACATATGACTACTATACATGCTATCATTGATGACTCTTTACTATACTGTGTTCTACTTGCCGTAGTCTGTCTCGTGGCATTTGGTCTAGGATTAGTCACGGGCATAATCATCATTTGGTAATAGGCCCCGCTGCTAGGCCGTGTGCATGGCTGAAACTTGCGCACTATGTAAATAGTATATGCAGCCTATTCCACATGGAGTTCTATTACTATACACACGGCACTTGGGATCGTATGAGCCTAGAACATATAGTACTACAGCTAGAGAGTTCGTGGCAGATCCTATGCTCAATCCAGGACCCAGCCAGTTTCAGCCAGAGACCCCGCTGCTAGATCGGCAATTTCAGGTTGACAATTCCTGCAAGTGACTGTATAATATACACATGCTGAAGAAAAGACTGTTAAGTAGGAGCAGAGAATCTATGACATTACCAGATGAAAGATACCGTGCAGTGGTGCAGACCCGAAGGTTCCTATTGGATCTTTGCAACAGAGAACACACTCCTAGAGTACCAAAAATCGTTCGTGAAACAGCACGTAGTATGCTGCGTCACTATCCCTCAGACTGGGACATGCAGCGAGCAGCAGAGACTTCACCAGAGGTATTCGCAGAGCGCATGGAAGATCTACACCGTTTTGTACTACAAGGACAGCAGCAAGAATAAGATACGGGCCCTTAGCTCATGTTGGTTAGAGCAGTGGACTCATAATCCATTGGTGGTCAGTTCGACTCTGACAGGGCCCACCATACACTGGCGTTCGTTCAACGGATAGGACACGATTCTTCTAAAGTCGTTATAGGGGTTCGATTCCCTTACGCCGGACCATACTATATAGTAACCAAAGGAAACAGATGACAGCATACGATCCAGCAAAAGCAGCAGAGAGTGCAGCACAGCAGGTACAGCAGAAACGAGAGGCACGTGAAGCAAGCGATCGTGCTCTAGAAGAGTTCTTTGCTCGTGGGGGCAAGGTACAGACAGTGGCCAACAACGTGTCGGGCAGGGTGGACGGCGCCAGTTACTCAGCATGGGGCAAGCCCAAGAAGAAAGCTGCTGCTGTGGAGGAGGATGCTGCTGTGGAACCCACAGAAGAACTAGAAGTGGATGAAGTGGATCTAGAAGCTGCTGCTGAAGACGATCCCGAAGAGCTAGCATAACCATAGGGCCCGTAAGGGCTTTTCTTTTCGATTGACAACGTGTCCAAAAGGCAGTATAATACATGCATGGACACAAAAAACACTCCCCGTAAAAAGCGCACAGACCGCAATCATATCATCTATGAGCTGCGTGTTGCTGGCGGTAGCTACATAGGCGTCACAGCTAAGACTGAGACTACTATTAATAAGAGCGTTTTGGCACGTGCCGCCAAGCACTTCTATCGCGCCAAGAAGGAAGCTAAGGATTGGGCTCTGTGTCATGCACTGCGCACTCTCAACGACAAGAGCGAGATCGAAGTGTACGTTCATGAAGTGATTCGCGGTAAAGCTGCGGCCCACAAGCGTGAAGTGGCTTTGCGTCGAGAACTGTGCCCTACACTTAACACAGACACTAGAGGAGATTGATATGAAACAGAACTACACCATGTACATCTACAAGGCAGACAAGCGCAAGAAGTCGGGCGAACGCCTGTTCTCTACTACAGTGTGGCAGGACCGTGATGACAACGGTATGCGCCGTGAGGTTGCTGCGCTGTTTGATCTGTATCCTCCAGAGAAGGGCTGGCGCTTTGAATGGTTCCCTACCATGAAGACTGTGAAGAACTTGATGACGGGCAAGGATGTAGAGATAGCCTGGGATACGCCTCGTAGCTGCGATCCATCTAGCGAACTCTACTGGTCAATGTAGGGGTTGACAATCCTGCAGATTAGTGCTATAATAGACACTTACACTAACAAACATAGGAGCGAACTATGCGTACATTGCAATTGTATTTGGATCAAAAGAATAAATGGAATGCAATATTTGGCGGGACTGCACTAGTACTTGGGCAGGACAATCAAAAGATTGCCAACATGATTGATTCAGAGCTGAGTCCAGAGAACCTTACATGTGACGGAGAGCTGAGCCGTACAGCGGTTGCTCAACGTTACAAGACGCTGACTACAGCGGCACGTGAGCTGCAGAAGTTGGACAGCACTGTTACATTTTACGAATTTTCCTAAGGAGCTGATATGCGACACTATGATGAGTTGGCTGTATACGAGCGTGAAGGCTACGAGATCATCGTAGACAAGACCTGGGAAGACCTTGGCCTGGATCAATGCTTTGATGATAGTTTGGACGAGAACGGCAAGCCCTACTACGATCTCAAAGAAATGGCCAGAGACATTGACTCGGGCAAGCTAGAGTGGTTCATGCTGCGTGTTCGTGTTATGGTAGAAGGCTTGGAGCTCAGCTCGGAGTACTTGGGCGGCATGCTCTACGAAGACGCACGTGAGTGTCTAACAGACGGTTCAGCAGAGGACTTGATCTACACTGCCATGGATGCTGCTAAACAGCAGGTCTATCGACTGAGCCGCAAGTTCACAGAGCTCAGCAACGCCGTTGACGCAGAAGGAGTTACACTATGATCACCGCAGAGACACTGACTACAATGACTACCTTCACTGCTGCTGCGCTGCAAAGGGCCGTAAGGAAAGCTGCTGACGATGTTACCTTTACGGGTGCTCGTTTCCTGGGCATCACTAACGGCGGACAGTTCTGTTACACTGTGGTCTATCGCTGCGAGAGCTTTGAGGGCACTGATAGTACTAAAGTGTACTTGACCTATGACCCTGCTGCGGGTAAGGTTATTGCAGACACTGACTTGACAGTTTGGGCATAAGGTGTTATAATAACAACTTAAACACAGTAAGGAGCGAGCGATGACAGTACAGTTTATGACAGCAGGTGACGGCTATTGGAGCAACGTGTCTAAGAGCGTAGAGATCACTGACATGCGTGTTACGTATGTTAACGATGAAAAGGACTTCGGCGAGCTGCGTGTGTATTTTAACACAGCCACGTGGGATGTTAATACAGACGGACTTATATACACTGACAGCGACTTCCTTAACGAGTTGCAGTTGTTTTTGGGCCAGAAGGGTCTTGCGGGCAGTGACGTCGAGTACAGCGAACAAGGCATGCAAGGCGACAACTATGTGAGCTTAGATGTAGGGGGCGAGTTCCTTACAGCATGGGAACGCAAGTTCAACATAATGCTAGAAGTTGACTAACTTGTAGGGTTATTACAAATAGGGGTTGACAAGGCCCTTGTTTGGTGCTATACTAGAGGCTAAGTTAAACAAAAGGAGCGCGAGATGGGAACACGATCAACAATTGCTTTGGAATACGCAGACGGTACAGTAGATCAGATCTACTGTCACTGGGACGGTTACTTGGATCACAACGGCAAGATCCTTGCTGAACACTACAGCGATCCTTTTAAGCTGCGCCAGCTGATGGACTTGGGCGACATGTCTAGCTTGGCTGAACGAGTTGGAACGCAACATGCCTTTGAGAAAGCGCCAGAAGGCGAATGCACTTTCTACGGACGCGATCGCAACGAAAGCGGCTGTAAGGCCAAGAAGTTCAAAGACTATGCGGACTACGTTGAGAACCACCAGTACGAGGAATACGAGTACATTCTGCGCAACATCGACGGCAAGGCTGTTTGGTTCGTAGCAGACCACAGCGATCGCTATGTGGCATTGGCGGAAGCCATTCTAGCAGAAGAAACCCTTTAAGTTGTAAGGGTATTGCACATAGGGGTTGACATCTATGTGCAATGACGTTATAATATAGGCTTACTAACACACAATTGGAGCGAAACAAATGAGTGCAATTATTCAAATCAACGAAGGTACATACAAAATCCGCGGTCGCGAGACTAGCATGAGCGGTGTGCGCTTTGAGATGGTAGATGGTTTTAAGTTTGGATCAACAGGTGGCTTTGTTACAGTGAATGGCGGTAGTGCCAATCCTAGCAACACGGGCATCCCAGATCGCAAGATCAAGATCAAATGCGAAGGTGTAGATAGCTACATTGTAGTCGCAGGCAATGTTGCAAACACCCCAGCAGGAGACAAGAGCTTGGAACAGATTAAGATCAGCGATGCGGCTGTAGCACAAGAGACAGACGAAGAGATTGTAGAGCGCCTCCGTGCTCGCTTCGAAGTACTGTCAGACATGACTCGTGCAGTCAAAGAAGGCAGTGTGCGAGCAATGATTGTCACAGGCCCTCCAGGTGTTGGCAAATCGTTTGGTGTTGATGAAGTACTGTCGCGTGATGACTTGTTCAATGCATTGGGTGAGCGTAAGCCACGCTATGAGATTGTCAAAGGTGCTATGAGCGCCATTGGCTTGTATAGCAAGCTCTACGAGTACAGTGAGAAAGGCAATGTCATTGTGTTTGATGACTGTGACTCAGTACTGTTGGATGACTTGTCGCTGAACATTTTGAAAGCGGCTTTGGACTCTAGCAAGAAGCGTACTATCAGCTGGAACACTGACAGCCGTATTCTGCGAAGCGAAGGCATCCCAGACAAGTTTGAGTTCAAAGCTGGTGCGATCTTTATCACCAACATCAAGTTTGAGAATGTGCGTAGCAAGAAGTTGCAGGATCACTTGGCAGCTCTTGAGTCACGCTGTCACTACATTGACTTGCAAATGGACACTGATCGCGAGAAGTGCCTGCGTATCAAGCAGATTGTACAAGACGGCATGTTGGATAGCTACGAGTTTGAAGACATCCAGCGTGACGAGGTTGTAGATTTTGTTATGGAGAACCGTTCTAAGATGCGTGAATTGAGCTTGCGTACAGTGTTGAAGGTTGCTGACTTGCGCAAGAGCTTTACCACAAATTGGAAGAGCATGGCTGAAGTGACTATCATGCGGAGGGGCGCTTAATGGATACGGGGCTAGGCCCCGCCAAAGAGTGCCAGTTCATCGGCAGTGAGCAACGAGAGTGGCCTTACACCCTATGCGGACAGAAGAGCGTCCCGGGCAAGAGCTACTGTGCAGAGCACTACCACCTGATGTACAAGAAGGGCTCCAGTAACACTGGCGCCAAGAAGATGGAAAAGTTGATTGAAAAAGAATTGGCTGAATTGAAACTTCAGCAAGAAATTGAAGAAATGGAGAACCTAGATGTTTAAAATTATTATGGCTATCGTGTTGATCGTTGTGCTCATTGCTATTGGGCCTCTTGTAACTATTTGGGCAACCAATACCTTGTTCCCCGTAGTGGCTATCCCATACACTATTGAGACTTGGTTTGCTGTGGTTGTGTTGGGTGCCTTTATTCGAGCAAATGTTTCTGTAAAACGGAAAGATTAAGGTTGCATTGCAAAGTCAGTCCTGCTATACTAATAAAACGCTGTGAGAACACAGCTTTATAAAGGAAACTTAAAATGAAACGTATTTCGAAAAACACCAAGACATTCAAGGTCTTCAACGCACTATACAACGGTGCAAAGCTAACGCCAGCACAAGCCAAGCATGACTTGGGCGTTGGTAACTTGGCCGCAGAAGCAAGTCGCTTGCGCCAAAATGGTTACGCTATCTATGCCAAGCAACGTACCGCCGGCAATGGTGTTACTGTTACTGAGTATGAGATGGGCGCTCCATCCCGTGAAATCGTTGCACTTGGCTACAAGGCCAAAGCACTAGGCATCACGCTCTAAGTTAGGTTATCAAACACATACCGATTCGCTCCCGGGGCAGTGTTTGAGGGTGTTGTAGAAATACAACACCCTTTTTCTTGGCCGGCACTCCAGCCAAAGTGGTTGACATTTCGGACGAACGGTGCTATAATAGCTATATACTGAAACAACGGAGCGAACATGTTTACAGCAGATCAAGTTTGGGGTTTAGCAGTTGCCGCTGATCGTATCAACGGTGGCTACGTCAAAGACGATGTTGTCGTCTACGAAGGTGAATGCCGTAAGGTGATCAAGCAGGCCAACAAGCTCATGGTCAAGGGTTGGTTACGAACCGAATCGTTCTCGGAAGCTACAGAAGCAGACATTGAACGTGGCCGAGAGGTGCGACACTTCTTTAACGGCTTCTTGCTCAAACAGCTATCGGGCAAGATCAACGACTTCGAACAGCAGGCTCTTAAGATTGCTCAGATGGATGAGTTCACTGGCCGTAACCTACTAGAGTTTGCCATTGTATCCTGCTTGCCTGCCGCCATGCGTCATGAGCAGGATCGCAAGGAACTTACCAGCGACATCCGCAACTCTACTCAGCTACAAGGCAACGTGGGCGACAAGATCATGGGCGAAATCGAAGTAGTTAAATCGTACTACAGCAAAGACTATGACAAGTATAGGGTTACCGCTAAACTGGTTGACAGTTTCGTAGATTTCTGGTATAATAGTAACTTAGAAGCAGGCAGTAAGATAAGCATCAAAGCAAAGATTAAAAGTGTTCGTGGCGATAAAACAACACAGTTAAATTTTGTAAAAAGAGCTTGACAAATGAACTAGATGGTGTTATAATTATAACACTGAGAAAGCAACTTGTAACAACTGAGAAAGGTCTTTATTATGGCATCAGCAGATATTAGCGTCCGTCAAGTCGGTCCAAAAGGCGCCAAGCGTTCAATCGCTAAGGCAATCCAAAAACGTCGCCCGTGTTCCTTTGGGGTCCTCCAGGAATTGGTAAGTCAGATATCGTCAAGCAAATTGGCGAAGATGCAGGCCGCGAAGTCATTGACGTACGCCTTGCATTGTGAGAACCTACAGACATTAAATGTATCCCTTATTACAATGCAGACATGGGCACTATGGTGTGGGCTCCTCCTGCAGAGCTTCCTA